CAACTCAGATTTGGATGGTATAGGTTCTACCGTCCTTTTAGGCAATTTATTTAAGAATTTTGAGTATCGTCACTGTTTCTTCGGCAAATTTGAGGAGCAATATCTACCTTGGGCTAAGGAAAACGCAGAGGATTACGATAAAATCTTCATTGTTGGCATGGTTCTTGATCAAAATCTAATCAAAAAGATTGATGACCATCGTGTTGTGTTCGTTTCAGATCGTCCTGACGACTTCAAAGTGTGGGACTCCACCAAGATTCAGGAAGAATGTTCATCTTGCACCAAGATGTTATACAAAAAATTCAAGGAAAAGGTGGAATTTACTAAGGATTTGAAGAAATTCTTCCTTTATGTGGATGATTACAATTCTTATGATCTGAAACACGAAGAAACCAAGTATCTCAATGCTCTTTATCGTAAATCAGGAGGAAATCGCTTCATTAACTTCGTAAATCGTTTTTGGAACGGAGTGGATGGATTCACAATCACGGAAATTAAGCTTGCTGATAGCTTTTTTGAGGAATTGGAGAAGGAATTGGAAGAAATCACCCTATATTCGGGAGAATGGGAAGGATTCAAGGTCATTTCCACCATTTCCAAGTTCTCGGTGAACGAATTATCCCATGCCATCATGGAAAATTACCAAGGAGACGCTGTGATCGTCATGAATGCTGATACACAATTCGTATCTTTTCGCAAATACAAAGAATCGGAGGTTGACATTGCGAAAATGGCTGCTAATCTATGTGACGGTGGTGGCGGCGAATGGGCTGCTGGTGGAAAAATCACCAAAGAATTTTTGAAATTTAGCGAAACACTTACGGAGATATGAAAAAAGACTTAATAGAATTTTTAAAAGCAGATTATCACAATTACGTTCATGATTTCCCCAATCATGAAATGGAAACCATTTACGATGATGTTTATGAAAACACCAAAGGTGAAAAAAGTTATATTTTGAAGAAATCTCTCAGAACAGAGTTTGAATTTCCCAAATCTGAAAATTTAGAAGAGACTATGAAAAGTATTATCCTATCTGAAAATAAAAGATCAGATTGGGTGGATAGACCGGATTTGGTTGATTGTTACACCACACCATACATCAAAATGGTTGAATCATATCAAGATGGTGATCGATTATTTTACTATGATATGTTTCCATATCTACCTATAATGTCAGGACGAGCCGGATTGATTATTTTAAATTCCGAAGATAAAATAAAATACCATCATTTGATGGTGATGAGTTGAAAAACATGAGTGATTATAGTAACATAGATGATCAAAACAAAGAACACCTCAAGAATCTGTTGAATTGGATTCTAAATGAGGTTATTTCTGCGGGAGGAGATGGGTATGCTTTGTGGTATTCCCGATTTTATAATATTGATGAGATTTTTCCGATTGTGGAAGAGTGTAACAAATATGAATGGAAAATTGAAAAGCATCCTGATCGTATTTTTTGGTGGAAAGATCAGGAAGGTATTACCATCACCAACAATGAGCAGCATTGGAATGATGCACCGTCTTGGCAACAAGTAATGATAAAATTATGAATACAGAAGAACAAAAAGATTTTGAGGAGATTGCTTCCTTGATAGGTAAAATATTTTATTATGGTAATTTTAAAGCTGAAACATATAACGAGCGGGAGTTGGAGAAATTATTGAGAAAACATGGATACTTCTATGAAAGTGAAGACAAATTGTTAAAACGCCCAGAATTTCCAGAAAATAAATATTATGCTGAAAGTATTTCTGAACCAGTAACATTAAATTTTGATCATTTGAGTTGGTGGAAGAAAGATAGGCTTGGATGGCCAATTGAAACATTTAAAAACAAACCAATTAAAAGTTTTTTAAGGATTGTTTGTCAAAACATTAGAAAAATAACAGGATGAACTTTTACGAAATAGCACTGGATAGCATCGGCATCTACCCCCAATCCATCACAAAAGATGGTGTCACCACTGAACGAACAGAGTGGCAGGAGGGGTGGAATGCATGTTTCTCCAAAATTCTAGACAACGTAGTGGCTTTTGAAAAATGGTTCTACTCTCTGGAAGATAATCAGAGAACTCTATTGGAGAAAGTGGAAGATTATCGTTATCTTACCTTGGAAGACGATAAGGTGACATGCTTTATCAATTGTAATGACTTTTTCTGGTGGGCTTGCGGTGATTGCGAGGAGCTTGATGATTGGAATCTGCTGGAACAATCGCTGATTGATGCGGGAGACGATGGTTGTCTGCTGTATTGCGCCAGAAAGCGGAAGATGCGTCCCCAAGGAGCATTTTATAAATATCTAAAACTCGAAAATCTTCATTGGTTTGATGAGTGCGGGGAGAAACGAGAAATCAACTTTGGAAATCCAGAATAATATGAAATTATACGAAATTCAACACATAAACGAGAAATATAATAAGAACAAGGTTATGGGAGAGGAATTGCGATTCGTCTCATATGTATCCAATGTTAATGGTAATCTACAATCTACCGAAAAACAGCCAAAGGATTGGGATAATGTGCGAAGGTTGGTTGGTATGCTGTTTTTGGCGTGGAACGATGATTATCCCTTGGAAGGATCGGTGTATCTTGGGGAGTTCTACGCCCCCGAAGAATCGGAAGATGATAAATTCTATAAATTCTTTAAACAATTCAATAAATTCTCTATCAACGATAATCAAAAACGGACGTATTCCATGATTAAAAATGGGGGACATATAGATGGTGAAAGACAATTCGGCGCAACCGTATTACTTTTAACAATTGCTGCATATGAAACCGCCTTCAATGATAAATTTGTGGTATATTTCGCCCATAACTCAAATATATCCAAATTATATGAGCGAGAATTTATGAACAAGTGGAATTCGCTTTTCGAAAGCCCGACAAATATTGTATTTAAATCAGCAAATATAGATATGAGTATTTCTAGAGGACATTCCAATGTAGCTGTAATTCTTGATAACTTTTGGATGTTTGGAAAGATGAACCCTGCAAGATTTGATGAACAATGGTTCAAATATGAACACGATACAAAACAGATTCCCAATTTTAAGGAATATTCCATCAACACATTTTAATTATGAATTTTGATCCTTCTTCAGAAATAATTTCCAGCGAGAGTGACCACCTATTCCTTTGCTACTGTTCCTTCGTGAACCATCTCAAGGGTAAGAAATTGTCCATCCAGAACGTTTTCGTGACCACTCTCCAAGAGGAGAAGCTGAAAACGATCCTGAAAACGATATTGTCTCTTGACTCTGATCAGGAACTTGTTAAGGTTTTCCTAGAGCAAGACAACACGCTTTGTAAATCAAAATTTGTTACACGTTACGTGAGGGAAGAACAAAAAAAGAAAAAGAAGTGAAATACACCTACTCAATACAATGTCCATGTCTAAATGATTGGAACTCTTTCATCAAAAATGAAATCAAATCGTATTGTGACGGTTACATGGATGGGAGGAAAGAGGATTTACCACGACCACATCTGAGAATGGTGAGATCGGATGGTAAAATTATTAGAGAATTGACAGAATACGAAGATGTTGGCATTGGACAAATAGCTGGATTTCCCACAGCGGAACAATACGAACGGGCTGCTGAGAGGGCATTGGAGAGAGCTAGGAAGATTAGGGAGAATCAAGAGAAGAACAGGCGATGAATATCTGTATAAAAATGTTGGGTATTGTTTGTTGGGTGGTGTTTATCATAACTTGGCCATTTTGGTTGATTGTCGGATTACCGAGAGGATTGAAACAATTTATGGTTAGTAGTATATTAGACTGATGACCGACTTTCAAAAAAGAATATATAACTCCCATCTCGCCATCTCTCGTAAGATGCGCGATAAACCATTTCGTATCCGCAAGGATTTCTCCAATATGGATCAAACCAAGTTAGATCGTCTTACATCTTTGGAAAGATTCTTCAACAGCTATCAAAATATTAGAATTGATGATTACTTCACTGCCCCTTACGCAATTTTTGAAGATGATGATTACTTCGATCTGGAATTCTTTCTCACATCCAAGGCTAAAAAAGCTTATAGCCAATACATGAAGAAGATTGAGATGGATGATCCCGATTCCGAAAGCTCTCTCAAGCGTTTGGCGGATAGTCTCAAATTTGTTAAAAATTTCTGCAAAGAAAAGGGCTTGACTTTGGAAGAATATCCCTTATATACTGAGGAGTCGCTACCTTGCATGATTGACCATTTAAAGAACCATCACATTAACATGTATTGTCTTCACGCATTGGGTGTTTCAAAAATCGAGGTAGAGAATCGGATTCTGGATTTTATATTCTCTGATTTTTGGATTACATTCCAGAAGACAAGGAATAAATACTTTCTCAGTAAAAAAATGAAGGATTTTGGAAAACTTGCGATAACAAAAATACAAACACGATTAACATGAAAGACGATAGACAAAAATTATTATTAGACGACCTTCCGAATGAATACACCGACTTGAAAAAGTGGTTTTCCCAAATGAAATTTGGATATGAAAACATTTTTGCTTTGGTAAATGAAGAGTCGGTAACGTTAAAATTATTTACAGATGAAACTGAATTTTCTATCAATGCCAAAATGTTGAAAGAAAACGGTGATAGTTATTTAGGCTGCACATCTTCAGCTAGAAAACCTCTCGTTGGTGAGACATGGACAAGAGGTAGTGATCTATATGATGGGAAATACAGTGAAGACACATTCAACAGAATCATGGTTGATATTGTTGGACATTCTCTTAAACCAATCGAAATTAAAATTAATTCTCAACAAAACAAACAAAATAACTAAAATATGAGTACAACAAAACAAAAAACAAAATTCGGAGCAGCTATGTTCGATTCGATCAAAGCGGCATTAAACAAGAGCAACGATTCATCGGGAGGTCAATTCTCCAATATCATGAGCTTTCCCGCAGGAAACACCTACACGCTTAGGTTGATCCCCAACGTGGAAGACCCTGAGAAGAGTCTGTTCCATCATTGGGTGCATGGATTCACCAGCAAGGCAAGCGGTAAATACATGAGCTTTCTTGGTCTTCAAACCATGGGAGATCGTGATCCGATTTCGGAGCTTCGGTGGAAGCTTTTCAAAAGCTGGAAGGAACAAAATCCCAAGGCTGAGAACAAGGACTATAGTGCGGAAATCTCCCAAAAGGAGCAATGGCTTGTGAATGTCTATGTGATCAACGATCCTGCAAAGCCAGAGAACAACGGCACTGTGAAGATTCTTCGCATGGGGCCACAACTCAAGAAGATCATTGACGAAGCTACGGAAGGTAATCGTGCCGATGAACTTGGTTGGGACATCTTTGATCCTACCAAGGGACATGATTTCAAGATTGTGGCAGAGAAGAAGGGGGAATATACCACGTTTGAATCTTCGCTTATCACCACCAAGTCCAAGACTACTCTGGATGAAGAAGAGATCGAAAAGATTTGTTCGGAAATCCATGATCTGGAAGCGGTTTATTCCGTGAAGACTTATGATGAGCTTCAGGACGTTCTCAATGAACACTTCTTTGTTGGGGAGGAAAAGGAAGAACGCAAGCCCCTTGCTAAAGCCAAGCAGGAAGCGGCTAAGGTTGAAGACGACGATGATGATATTCCGATGGTTCACGAAGAAAAGAAACCAGCGGCAAAATCCAAGAAAGTGGAAAAGCAGGACGACGACATTGACGAACTCCTTGCCGGACTTGATGATTAACCTGATTCCCTCCCCATCAAGTCGGTGGGGAGGGTTTCCTTTTTAAAAATATGAATCCAGAAATACCAGAAGAATTTTTAACTATGGCTGCTCTGTTGGGGGAGAGTTCTAACATTGATTCATTAATGATTCAAAATCCCGGACAATTGGCTACTAACACCAACACACTCAAACGAGGTATTGTGGAATACCAAGAGCAACAGAAGCGGGAACGTATTCAACCACAAGCACAACCAACCCATTATTATGGTGAAACGGGATCAACAGCGGTTCCCGTTTATATCCCACCCCAACCACTTCCACAAGTTCCCCAATATGCTCCCATGCCCCAAAAAGTGGATGATGGGCAATTGGAATTGAATCTGGAACCATCCAAGGTGGATATCATCATCAATTTACTGAAAGAAATTTCTGTAAAGTTGACAAAACAGAATAGTATGTTAGAAAAGCAATATGCAGCTAAACCTGAAAAAGAAAGAGTTCCAGTTCTTACTCCAAAGCCTCGGTCAAATCCATGACACTTGTGTTCTGGAACTGAGGGAAGATGGTATTCATGGGATTGCCTCCAGTGAGGACAATTCCATGTTTGCCCATGCTTACCTGTCAGGAGAGTATGAGGAGCAGAATCTCAATCTACCGTCTTTGAAGAAGCTTTGGAAAGCTTTGGATATGGTTTCCTCCGATGATATCAAGCTCAAGCTGAACAATAATCATCTGGAATATAAGGACAAGACCCTGAAGTTCAAATATCATCTCCATGAGGATGGGGTGATCACCAAACCGAAGCTGTCTCTGGAAAAAATTCGTAATTTTGAATACAATCTCCAATTTGATCTGGATTTCGAGTTTCTTTCCAATGTTCTTCAGAAATCATCCATTACAAACACCAACAAGCTCTATCTCTTCACGGAGAATGATTCTCTGGTGTGGAAGCTGGGGGATGAGACTGTTCCCAACAGTGATACTCTGAGCATCGTGGGAGATGAAGTGGATTTTGAATTGGAATCGTTCATTCTGAAGATCGACAATCTCAAGCTGTTGTCCAAGGTATCCAAGACCGGAAACATTTTCAAGATCAATTCCAAGCTTGGAGTCGGCTGCATCATCACTAAAAGTGGGGATTTTGAGATGGAATACATCCTATCGAGTCTTAAAAACTAGAATATAATAAAAATATGGGAATGTATAACAGCTTAACAATAGACGAGAGCATCGATCTGCCCGATCTTCCACCAGAGATTGATCGGAAGAATCTGATATTTCAAACCAAGGATTTGGGAGAAAATCTGATGCTGAATTTCAGGGTGAATTCTGAAGAGAAGCTGGAAATCTTCAGAGAAGAAGGACATTATGTGGAAAATCAAAATATTCCATTCTTTGGTATGGAATTTGTGGTTGAAAGGGAATGGTGGGAACCCCATGATTTCACCGGAGTTGTCGGTATTTACGAAACATATCGACACCCCGAAGATAATGATGTGAAGTGTGGAACACCGGAAGCTCATAGGTTTATCTGTGGGTGTATTGAGTGGGTCGTTGGATTTTTGGGTGGGGAATTTGTTGATATCTCATTGGAGAAACACGATATTCCTTACAAGAGAACGGACGAGGAATTGGAAGCTTATTTGAAAGAAGTTAAACAGAGCCGGAAGGAAATGGATGACAATATGCGGAAGAATCGGTCGGAAAGACCAACACCTGAACAAAAGCTGATTGACTTTATTCAAGAAGTTACGCAACGGTATTATATCATACCTGAGATGGAGGATTATTGCACCGATTTGGAAGAAATTAAGGAAAAAATAAATGAATACAGAGCAAAATACGATAGATGGTATGGAAAAGCATCGGAGCAAGATTGAAGGAACACGAGCGGCTATTGAACAGCTTCAACAACAACAGAATGATCTATATGATAAGCTGATTGTGGAAATCAACCCATCGGAAGAACAGGAGCCTTGGTTATGGGATCATTGTTTCAATAGCTATCCCTGTGATTCTTCGGAATATTCTAAAATGGTGGAAAGGGGAATTTACGGTGAGCTATAACGACATTACGGGAAAAGCAATAAAGACTGGCATCCAGAATAAAGCCTATGATGAGGGTTGGGAGCGCATCTTCGCCAAGAAGACCGCTCACGAATGGCTTGAAACAATGCCGGATATTCGGCTGCTTGATCCTGATGGATGGAGATGGAATGATGGGGTGACATTGGATACTCCCATCAAATGGTCGGATTTTAACAATCGTTTGAACCATTCAACAATCTGTGGTAGTGTTCTGGTGTAGGGAGAATTTCCAAACCAAGTGTGGCATCCACTGTGCCAAGTATCTGAAGGAAAAGATGTCGCCCGATAGTGATATCAAAGTCTATGTGCATTCTGCAAATGAAGAGGGGAGACGCATTATCCGCGAAATCATGAAAGATTTCTTAGCTTGACATCCAAAATTTTTCGTTAAATAATAACATGAAGAACAACGTAAGCACACAGGGGTATTTCATCAAGAGACTTAGGGATTCGGGATTCGCCACCATCAAGCTGTTTGACAAGTATGCCCAACACGATCCCCGCAAATGGTCGATCATGGTTGATCCCAGCAATACTTCGGTGATCATCACATGTTACCAGAACAAGGAAGCTTTGGGGGATGTGATGTTTGAATTTAATGATGGGGGTAATCGCTTCATCAAGAACTTCAATCTCAAGACACAGAGCATGGAAATCGTGGTCACTACTCTGATTGAAAAGGGGGTGGAGCAAATGTATCCTAACTCAAATTATGTTAAGTATAATCATGAAGAAGGATGAAGAACCGGAGGAAATCTTCGTGGATGATCAGGTTTTGGAAATTCTTCGGGATTCTCTGAAACAAAAGATTAAAAAAGATCGTAAGGGGGGTAAGAATCAATCCAACGCTGCCCTGAAAGCCACTTTACAGGAATTTATGACTTGTGGTAAACTTTTCGGATACGATCTGGATGGAAATGTTGTGGAAATCGCATTTCACGCCAATAAGATGGAGGATAATGCCATGCAGAACCTATTCATTCAGAAATTTGGGGAATTCATGGCTGGTAGGATGAATATTGCCGACGATTTTTAAAAACTAGATTACAATTTACATATGGAAAATTACACCATATACGAAATTGAAACATTTGACGATAAGTGTCCGAATTGTGGGGTGGATATATACCAATTATTACACGTTGAAGAGTGGGGTAGGACGTTTTGCGTTGATTGTTTAGATAGAGAACTTGAAAAATATGATAAACATCTTTAAAAAACCAAAAATCGAAAAAGGCGATGTTTATGCAGTCCAAACAGGAGATTTTGTCGGGCAATTATTCAATTTCATTAAAAAAGATGGGGATGATTACGTGTTTCTCTCCGTTCCAGATATAAAAATCCAAAGAGTTCCGATGGAAAAATTTGACTTTGCCAAAGAACATGAGATTATCGAATTCGTTGAACATCTCCCAAAAAATATCCGCCGCGTTATCGAAGCCCAATACGAAGTCCTTGCAAAAGAGGATGGTTGAGATTCCGTCTGACTATGTGGTGTCCAAATTCTACGAGTTTGGGTATCGTCCCCAACATAACACCGGACAAAACACGTATCAATGTTGCTGTCCCATATGCCGCGAGGGAAAAAGCTGGGGGAGAAAGAAAAGATGCTTCTACATTCCCGAAAACGACAATATTTTCTGCCATAATTGCGGATGGTCATCCAAACCTTATAAGTGGATCAAGGAAGTGTCGGGATTATCATTCAATCAGATGGTGGATGAGATTGAGAAGGGTAATTATGGGATGATCAATGTCATGGACATGGAAGATAAGCCCGACAAACCCAAATCATCATCCCTGCCGATAGATAGCATCAATTTATCTGATAAAAATCAGACGGATTACTACAAGACCAACAAGATCGTCCAAAAAGCTCTGGCTTACATCAAGGAAAGGCGACTGGATACCGCTGTAAATCGTCCAGATGCCTTTTATATCTCTTTGAAGGATGAAAAGCATGATAAGCGTCTGGTGATCCCATTCAAGGACGAGACGGGTAAGATTGTTTATTACCAAAGCAGACGATTGATGGATGATGAGTCTCCATCATATCTGTCAAAAGATGGGGGAGATAAGAGTATCTTTGGTATTGAGCGCATTTCATCCGATCTGGATAAGGTTTTCATTATCGAAGGTCCATTGGATGCCTGTTTCGTGAGAAATGGGCTTGGTCTGGGGGGTATTACCAAGGGAGATCAGCTTTTCACCGCATACCAACAGGAACAGATGGATGGTCTGAAGTTCTTTGAGAGGATTTGGGTGTTGGATAGCCAATGGATCGATAAAACAGCGAGGGAAAAGACCCTAAAGCTCATAGAAATGGGGGAAAAGGTGTTTATTTGGCCAGAATACGATGGAAAGAGGTTTAAAGACTTGAATGCTCTATGTATGGCTTACGAACACGATGAATATCCAGTTGATTTGATTGTAAAGAATAGTTGCAAAGGTTTGGCGGCAACGGTAAAAATGAAATTGATCGTTAAAAACTAGAATATAATACGAAATATGATCGATTATAAAGAATTATTTGATTGGTTGGATGAAAATGCTGGAGAAATCGTATATGAATCATATCCAATCGCTGATACCGGAGATTATGACGGAAATTGGGTTGTTTATGAACATCTAATGGGTAAACCACATAGAAAAGCTATCGGATGGGGATCAACACCTGATAAAGCCATTCAAGATGCGATGAAAGACTCTGAAGATGAAACCAAATTTAATTATATCCCACCGGAATATCGTTAAATTATGACCAAAAAGAGAGTGACAAGAAAAGAATTGATAGCGTGTATCCAAGCTCTTTTGAGTAGAGATTGGGACTGTGAATGGGATGGTAGGTTTGGAAAAAATCCTACTGAAGTGGCTAAGGATATTCTCAAAAGAGAAAAAACAGCCAAATAATTACTGAGACTTCTTCGCAGTGAGAAACGCCTGTTTCAAAGCAGCAAGATCGGAAGCAATCCGCCCAATCTTCACCTGTTGGTTCTTAATGGCTCCCAGAACAGACTCGGGATTCGCAGTTCCCAGAACGCTTTGGATGCTATTTGGCTGATCACCATTGAGATAATTAATAAATTTGTCAATATTACCCGTCCACTTATCAACAACACTAATCATCTGTTCATTTTGTCGAGCCATGGCATCCCCAATCTCATCAACAGCGGATGGATCAACTTCCATATCAACGTCATAATCATCCATGGCAACATCATCGTCTAAGGACATTTCAGCAGCACCACGCTCCAAATCAGGATCAATGTCAAGTTGGGGAGCTTCTTGGAGCATACGGAGGAATTTGTTGTGAAACTTGGTAGTCATACCTTTATTTAGTCAAAAGTGTTAAATATCTATATGTCTGCTTCAAATTCTCCTTATTCCACAGCAATCGCCTCTGGAGCCATCGATTTCGACTTTGAAAGTTCGTTAAATCCTTCGGAACAGATGCGAAAATACAAGACGGATGAGAAAGAAGCCAAGGCTCCCCATACTTTACCGTTTGAATTTGGGGAATTACCCCAACAAATGGCAAATATTGTGGATAATGCGTTTGCCGCATCTAAAAATCTGGAAAATCTCCTGAAAATGGAGGAATTCCAGAAAAACGGGGAACTTATCAAGCTCAAGGGTAATCTGGAGAAAATGATTATGTATTTGATGCAAAATGGGGATAAGACGCTTGAGAAATTCACCATCGGGTTTTAAAAACTAGACTACAATCCTAAACATGGAAGACGACAATACACTTGAATTGGAAATGGTGATGGATTTTATCGATCAAGCTGGGGAATTGCAGGATATCTGCAATAGACTCTATATTGCTCGAAATATCGCATTATCTAGTGAAGGGGTTGAAAAGTGTTTGAAGGAAATTGACAATATTTTCAGAGATAAAGATAATTTTAACTGATGTGAAATAGTTCCGTTATCTTATGAAAAGTCATGAAATAACATTTTGTTCTTCATTCAACGACCCGTCTATTGACAAATCTCCTGAAGCGTAAATTCGGGCGAACTCAGCCCTATATTTGAAATTCTTAATCCTTCCTTGAGGATGTTTTTAGCGGCATTTAAATCCCTTGAGTGGATCGTATTACACTCCCCACATTTCCAAGTTCTATCTTTTAAGGTTAAGTTGTCATTTTTATAACCACAATTCCCACATAATTTAGAACTTGGAAAGAATCTATCTATCTGTATCAAATCCCTTCCATACCAATTACATTTGTAAGTAAGGATTTCTTTGAATCTGAAAATAGATAATTCTTGGATCGACTTTGCCAATTTATGGTTCTTCATCATTCCTGAAACGTTCAAGTCTTCAATGATTATGAGTTGGTTTTCCTCTATAATCTTATTGGACACCTGATGAAGATAATGGTTTTTTATGTTTGATAATTTATCATGGTATTTTGCTAATTTGATTCTTGATTTCTCTTTGTTCTTAGACCCTTTTAATTTTTTAGAATGCCGTCTGTGGAGTCTGGCAAGTTTCTTTTGATTGTTTCTTTTTATCTTGATATTTTCCCACTCATGTCCATTGGAATCAACGATAAAAGTCTTGATACCAACATCCAAGCCAATCGATTTATTAGACAATGGTAATTCCTTTTGAATTGGTATCTCAACCAGAACACTGAAATAATATTGACCATACCCATTTTTGGATAATGTTGCTGATTTTATATCATCTTGAAAATTATTAAGATGTGTTTCGTCTCGTTTGGAGCATTTGAAATGAATATTTCTTAGAGGTTTTATAATGTTGATTCTATTACCATTTATTTTTCCAATTGCGTCCACTGGAAACCTACAAGATTGTTTATTTCTCTTGGATTTAAATTTTGGAAATCCTGCGCCATTTTTGAAAAATGATTTATATGCAGCTTCCAGATTGATAAGAGACTGTTGTAGAACTTTGGAATGAACATCCTTTAACCATATTGTTTCCTCTTGGCTTTTCAAGCCCGTAAGATGCTTACCAAGCTCTTTAAAAGATGTTGATTTCTTATCGTCGTTATAATTTTTAATTTTCAATGCCAAACAATTATTATATACAAACCTACAGGAACCCAAAAATTGGGAGATGTAATTCTCCTGTTCTTGAGTTGGATAGAGTCTGATTTTAATTGCCTTCAACATTTAGTATAGTGTGTATATACTTATTTAGTCTTTCGGTGAAACTTTTTTTAAAGATGTTTATATCAGGCAATCAATTCACAATTTTTATAGACTTTTCACAAGAATTTGTTAAGTTGAATAATACTCTGTGGTATTGGATAAGTAGAATGTAGTGAGTAATCGGTTAAAAACTAGAATACAATAGTGAGCGATGTGAAATACGAAATCCAGCATAAAAAGACAAAGCAACGCCTTCAATCCACAAAATCTTACCCATTTCGGTTTATTGCTAAATTGGTTCTTGAATTTGCAAAAATTTGTGGTATTGATGGTGATAAGTGGCACGTAGTAAAGGTGAAGTAATGAAAAATCAACAAAAATGGCTTACAGACAAGCTCAAAGGAACTTGGATGGACAAAGACGCACTGCTGGAAATCTGTTTATTTGAATCTCTGGTTCATTATGTGGAGAAAGAGAAAGGGTTGGACCATTGGGGTGCGAATTGGGATAAAGAAATCGCGGATGGTCATGTTGATCAGATATACGTGGATGAAATCAAAGCTAGGGACGCTTTGATCAAACATTGTTATGACTGGATCAAAGTGGGAAGGGTTGAAATCCAAAAATTGCTTGACTCCATTGAGGATTGGAAAGAATATACGCGGATTGAGAATGAACTTTATGGCGAGGATTCAGAAGTGATGCGAATCATCATCGAACAGCGCGGTTACATGTGGACATGAAAATTATGAACGAAAAAACAAAAAGAATAGGATTGCAAATATTGGGAGGAATTGGCATTTCCCTTGGACTGGCTTTCGGGTTGACTACAAATGAGATGGATTTCCTACGGTATTTTGTATTGTCCATGATTGGATGTGCAATGGGAATGTTCTGGTGGGACAACCGCAAGCAAAAGGATGACAGGGTTGCCGATTTAGAGAACCAGCTTGAGAAAAAGCAGACTGATGAGCGTGTGATTGTTCTGGAAAAGATGCTTCAGGAAGCGGATGGCGTGATGGTTGAACAGGAGGATGTGATTAAAAACTACGAGAGTATGTTGGACGAAGCGACTGTTAGATTTCCCTGCAATTGTGGACAGAACATGTTTGAGGGGATATTCAAACCGGAGGAGGAATATGAAGTGAAATGTGATGCCTGTAATAATACGTATTCCGTCACTCTAAAGATTGATAGCATACTAATTACCGAACCAATCGAAGACTTGAACATAGATAATCTAATTAAAACAAAACTGAATGATAACAATAAAAACAAATAAAAAGGGGTTGGTCAAAATGACCATGGAGGAATTCGCAAAATGGGCTTGCTTGGTGGAAGCATTCCATTTCATTCAACAGAGGGCGGAAGAGCTTGAAGTGAATCCAATCAACATGATCAAACCAGCAGCAATCGAAAAGTATATTGAGGAAAGATTTGAGGCAATGCTTTGGGACACTCGGATTGAACATCAATTAGGAAATATTTGAAATGAAATTATACTATATATCACAAACAAAAAATCGTGGATATGGTACCTTCGACTCTGCTGTAGTATGCGCTCCCGATGAGACTACTGCTCGAAATATTAACCCCAATGGTAATTCGTATTCGTCGTGGTGTTATCCCGAGTATGTTGAAGTTGAATATCTTGGAGAAGCCAAAGAAGATATGGAAATGGGTGTGATTTGTTCGTCATTTAATGCTGGCTAATATCACAGCTTCCTTCTCAATCTTATCCATATCCTCCAAGGATACCACACCCTTGAACTGTTCCCGAAGAACTTTGGTATCCTGTCCCAATTCGTGGTGTCCAATCATGTAATTACGGAAGCGATCCTTTAGGTCGTTCTTGTATGGAATGCCAGCGGGACGTTCAAAGCGGTGTAGCCAGCGCAGGAAGGGCAAGCAGAGCGTCTTCTTACCGTGTTGGCGATACTTCTCATGGATATACTTCTCCTCGCCTCCAAAGCCCCGAAACGCCTTATTGAAGCCCAACCACGAATCTGTTCTACAGGAGAACAATCCCATGCCTTGGGCTGGTATTTCAAAGGGGGGAGCATCCGTTTCCTTGCCCCTCTCATCCGTTTGCCACGTTCCCCACATATGGGAACTCCAAGTGTCATCAAAGTGGGTGGAATAATGATGGAAATCATCATAAAGCAGAGGACCTTGTAAAAGATTTCCACCATCTCCACCACAATCGTATAAATGGATCAGCTTTTTCAAGGCACCGGGGACAATCATCACATGGCTATCCATGCATAGGGTATAAGGGGTATCCGATAGGGAAAACACCTTATTTTTAACGGTGGATGCGTTGTATTTGGTGAATGGGAGGTATTGAAAAGGTTCTTTGATCCAATTCGTGAGATTCCTATTGGATTGCCCATGGGGAGAATCAGGATTATTATCAATAATAATAAATTCAATATCATCTATAACTTCCCGATGATATGTTCTAATGGCTTGAATGCTGAAATATAATCCATCATAATCATTATAGGTGGGAATACCAATCGTGAGTTTTCGCATGTTAATAATTATCAGAACCCAAGCTTTTTACAATAACTTTCACATTCAATAGGCACAACTGTTCCAGTTCTTGGAACAGTTGTTGTGGTCGTTGTGGTCGTAGTCGTTGTTGTGGTGGTCGTAGTTATTTGAATGGTAAATGGATTGAGAGATGTCGGGGGTGTTATATCAATCACTAACGGGGGAATGGTTCGTGTTGTAAAGTTCAGAATGATGGGGGGATTGATTACTGGTGGGTTTGGAGCAGTCGTGGTGCTTGTAGTAGTCGTGGTGTCTGATGGAGCAGTCGTGGTGCTTGTAGTAGGCGTTGGAGTGGTGGTGCCTGAGAGAGTAGTGGTGGTGCTTGTAGGCATTACAGTGTCAAAGTATATGTTACATTAAACGATTATATAATTCACATCAGAAACGATGTAAAAAGTGTTTGGATCGTTGGAAGCAGACAGCGTTGACCACCCAACCGAAGTGACCCGAACCAGATTATCAATCTGAACACCTCCCAGAGCTTGGTTGATATCACTTGTCAACCCGGAACCGCCGATTTTTTCCCAATCGGATAAGTTTGACCCATCATTTTGTTTGAGTCTATATAATACGAGAGCATCACTATTATATGCCAAATCTCCTATTTCTGCGGGAGAGAAGGTGGTGACATCGGGATTTGATCCCTTGAATTTATTGCCAACCAAAACACCCCCGTTATCCGCACCATTGCCAATGAAAAGACGTTCAGTATCGGTGGTGAATGCAAATTCTCCTGAATTTAACAGAACGTTTAAACGTTCTGCATTGGTTCCTTGGCGGGCAAGCAACTTTAAAAGGGTGTCGTTGGTGATTGATATTGACATATTAGTATGTGAAGATTGGGATTGCGAATCTATTTACCGTTTTTCCGGTTTCGGATGTATCCCCCGCAAATGTGATGAATCCAGCGGAAGATAAGGTGATTGATACGGAAGAAAGACCGTTGGAAGACAATGCCGTGAAACTTGTCAATTGTATTCCGGGAACCACACCATCCGTGAGTTGCGATGGACTACCATTAAAAAGAGCAGATAAGGAATGATGCGTGGAATTCCCAGTCAGAGTATCATAAATTGTCAATGCATCTTTGGAAATGGCTTCCCAATTCGATAGTGCGGTGGCTGGTAATGATTGTAATTGATAAATCACTTTATCAACTGATGCTGTGTTCCCAACTTTAGCAGTAACTCCACTGAGAGCGTTATATGCGGATACTGGCAAATGGGATTGTGTGTTCAATCCATAGGCGGAAATTCTGGCGTAATTGGCGGAAAGTATTCCCGATTGGAATGTGAAATCGGTGGGGGAAACAGTCAAAGAAATTGGTCTTCCATTACCACCACTCAATCCATTACTGAAAGAAGATGAAAGAATTTCCCTTGTTGTGATTCCTCCTGTTTTTATGGAGAGTTGATTGGAAGATATTTCAAAGAAATTTGTTCTATAATTTAATTGAATTTTACCATCAATGATATTGACACCATTTGTAACCGTGTTTGGGTTAATTTTGGATGCCGATAGTCCACTTACTGCCATATTAACAGTGGAAGTCGAATCATATATAAATTCAGAAGAGAATTTTGTTCTCACATCTCCCCAATTCGTGGCGGAACTATAAGGAGATGCAGTAAGTTGATACCAGATTGAATTTACAGATACAAGATCACCAACTTCAGCCAAAGTGGTGCTAAGACTATAATAATTGTTGAGAGGGGGGTGGACTTTACTGGAAACCGGATTACCACCACTCAACACTCCGTTACCAATGAATAGACGTTTGGAATCTGTTGCGTGGACAAGTTCTCCTTGGTCAAAACGGGTTGAATTGATCTCAGCGTTTGTTCCTCTACGAACTTTGATTTTTGAAATGTAGATATCAGCCATATTATTACCACTCTAAATACACAATTCCACTACCAGCTACGCTATCACTCGCCCCCGCTGTGCTACACCCAACCCCTCCACCATATGCTCGACTTCCACCCCAATAAGAAGACCCACCAGTGGAGTCTCTATCATTCTCCCCAGCAACAGCGTGTCCACCATCCCCACCTTTGACTTCCAAAAATGACGTAACTTTCGGAGAGGAACCAATATTAGCTCCCCCTCCACCATAACTCCCACCAAAAACCGTCGTGGTATTTCCTCCTGTGGCAGATGCTACAATATTACCATCATCATCTGTTATCGATGATGTATCACCGACAGCATTCCCCGAATTACCAGCAGCACCCACAACAACAGTGAATTCTTCACCGGGAATAGTATCCATATACCCAATGGCAGTTCCTCCCCCACCAGCACTTCTAACTACAGCATATCCCCCACCACCTGTCACAATGAATTTCACTACTTTGACATTTTCTGGCACGGTGAATGTGTAGGAACCTGCTATTGTATATGTTTGTATGCCTTTTGGTGCTGTGGTTATGTTCGTAATAGTCCCATCGGTCATAGTGATGATGGGATTATAGTAAGAACCATTTGCAATACCCCCTAAAAATTGCTGTATTTGCGACCAAGAACTGAGTGATAAAACATTGGTTCCCCCAGATGTCATAAGACTGAGATTAAAACCGGGATCAGATAGCGGATATGTTATTCCAGCTATTGACGCTCTATCATTAGATAATTTCAAAGATGATGGGTTTCCAACACCATCATATATGGTTTTAAGATCGCTTGTTGTTAGTGCATTGTTGCTGGTGTGTAATATCCCTAAAAAGGAATCCGCAGCGAATTGGTCTGTTAAATCTGGTAAAGTCATAACATTATTTAATCCACGGTTATCAAATTGGCAACCAATTGTTTTTGGAGATCGGTTAATAGTGTTAAGATGCGTTGCATCATCAAAACATTGACAGATTCATTCCCATTCATGTAAAGATTGTTGGTGTCGTATGTGATTTCTTGTATTTTATTTAGAAATACGTCATTTTTACCAATTGAGTAGGAATTGGTTGCATTTGTATAAAGTGTTAGTATATCTTTGAGAATGTATGATATGGTTTTGTTGAAAAATAATCCATACGAAGTGTCTGCACATTTGACACCATCATAATTTTTTATTAAATCCAAGGAAATGGAACTAAGATATGAATCGGGAATATTTTGCCGAAGAGGATATATTCTACCAGAATTCAATAAGAAAACGTAATTTTTATCAGATTTAACGATATTATCGAACATATAATTAGTGTAATAATTGGAATCCAGAGATGTGGTATTCCATTTCAAATTACCATTTCCAAATTTTTGGATATAATTTTTCCACGTTTCTTTTTTCACATACTTGAGGTTGCTTTCTCGCATTTGCCCTGTTGGATATGTTGGGTTTGATACCACACGGGTTTGACATTGCGCCGAACTATTTAAATAAAATATATTGGAATCGTGATTGGAAAACGATACCCTATAATTGTCACTATTTTGGAATTCTGATATTGGGGTGTCCCTCAACGTTCCTTCAATATCCAAAGGATCAAAAAACATAATATGAAAAATATTTGATTTTTGATGTAAAATGATGACATAATCATCAATAACCCGAATATTAACGCTTAATAATTCCTCAATCCCAAGGGATGCTAAATTGAACTCAATTATTTTTTCTGTTGAGTATTTATTTCTAAGAACAAGAGCATCATTTTCAATGGATGTCCTGTAATTATCCCCGAAACGAATGAATTCTGTTGAAAAATTTGGGATATTATAAAATTTGCGTCCCCATTTACCGATCAAGTCCTTAAATTTCTTTTCAATACTCCATTTAAATATTTCAGAATTAACATCCCCTAATTTGATCGAGTCCACCAGAACTAAAGTATCGCATTCAATATAATTAATAGAATCATATACCAATAAATCACCAAGCGTGATAATGGTTATTTTATTTTCAAATTCATCATAATCAATTCCATATACCTCTTCGGAAAATTCCAACTCCTGAACGGAGTATTCGATATATCCTTCATCTGTAAATGATCCCTTGAGAGTATAAAGTTCGAAACCAGTTGAACATAGATATTTAAACGTTTGATCAGATTTGACAAATAACGCCCCATATTTAATCTTTTCAAGAAATGCCCATTCGAGAGAATATCGAAATGGATCGATATGAGATATATTTTTCTTCCCCGACATGAGATCGTCGTTTCTCATGTCAACGATGGTGGATGACAACCCGTAATAATGGGAGTCGTTTTCCGTGAAATTGATGATTTGAGGATTATTAACAACCAAAGATTTGAAAACAATTAGATTATTCTGGTTGATGATGGATAATAATCTTTCCATCTCAACCTTGTTGAGAACATCAAAAACATTGGCTGTTATATCGGATGTTTCCGTGATTGAATCAAATTGATTGTCAAATTCCATTTTATTGAGATAGAAATCTGAAATGAAAGTGTTCTTCGGGGTAAGTTGCTCAGAAGTCTCGCTTTTTTTGCGTTCCGTATATGCAACCCCTTCTTCAACGTGGAAGAATCCAGAGTAATCGGCACCATTTAAGGTAAATGCTTCACCTGATGTAAATTTGAAATACGAAATCATGGGATTGTTAAATTATTTATTTGAGTGGTTATTGAAGAGCGATCAACAATCTCTGAAGATATACGATTACGAAGTCCATCCATATCAGAATCTTCCAATTCAACATTTTTGATGAATATATTGACAAAATTCGATTTATAAGCTTGATTGTTGCACACACTTTGAAGATATTCAACCGTGTCGGTGCTGTTTCTCATACCACAAGGTAAAGTAATTGTAATTGGGTCTATTTTAGATTCCCCGTCAAGCATTGGAGTGATAAATGCGAGATTTTCTGATGTATATTCTGTAGTTACACCAACTTTCAACAAGGTATTTTGGTTAAAAATGTCCTCATCATTCACAACAAAATCTCCAAACACCAATCTTTTTCCATAAAATTGGTAAATATCAAAAGTATAATACCCCACAATTTGGTTATTTAGAAAGAAATATAATTGTCCGGTTACAGCATCAATGGAAACACAAACAAAATTGCGCTGGGATGGTTTATACACAACCGTTTCCGTGAAAGTGGTGGTTTCAACGAATCCGGGATTATAAAGGTTCATTTCAAATATGAGATTATCACCTCTTTTTTCAATGGTGAGTCCTCCATTGGTATTATTTCGTTTGCTTTTGAATTTCCAATTTTGTCTATTACCATCAAAATAAAATTTTACGGTGAATTTACTAGCATCATTCAATTGTTTGAAATAATTAATATTATTTCCGGTTGTTGTTAGGGATTGACAGGGTGTTATCACCACCGGATCGGTTACAGACTCTTCCGCTTTAATTCTTTCGTATGTGTATTTGCAATTCGGTACAAATAACATATCACTTTTTTTATCAAACACCGTGAAAGATGAGAGACTGTCCCGTATTGATGTATTTCCAGTCACTAATTCCTCCACCACATCATCATATGTAGGATTGAATGAATTATCTCCCACCAGTGCCAAGGATTTTTCAATCAAATCGGGGTAATAGTAACGATCCACCCAAACTTTATCACTACCAAGGGGGGAACCGGACAACCAAGTGCATAGATATGTTTGCCCATCATCATAGCTCACTGAAACATCGGAGCGATATACCTTATCTGCATATTCGGGTGTTGGATATCCAAATGCTCCCGATTCCACGAATTTTGTATCATTGATATTGATCCTGCTGAATGGGGACATGTTATCCGGCGCAGTAAAACGATTCAGTCCGGGAAGAATTTCATATGATTTGTTGTAAAGAACATAATTTAGAGCTAAAGTCTCATCTTTTTCAGTGTCGATATCATTGAAAATGGATGTATAATTCCGCATACCATCAACGAAAAATTTCAAGTCTTGTGAAGATAATAATGTGTTGCCCGATGTAAACGTATTGTCTTGGGTGAGTTGATTCTTTAGAACAATGATATCAGTTGAATCGTTTTCACGGTGTAACAGATAGTTATTATCCAAATCCTTTAGTATTCCGTTTTCCGATATGGTATTATCGTCCCCATATTCAACATAAGAAGTATTTGGATTAATATTGAAATCGGAATATATGTCTTTGCTCAGATAAATGGGATTGGTGTAAACACTCGCTTTATTTGCGGATGTGGATGGAGATAATGTCAGCGAATTACCCGTTTTTCTGACAAAATAAGGAACACCAGATAAGGTTTGGAAGAGGAATATAGCCTTGTTTGGGCGGGAGTAGATATATTTGAAATCATAGGCAGTCAATCCTAGATTTTGAGTATAAAAATTTAATTCATTATTAGCATTTCTAGTCAAATAATATTTTTTATAGTCATAATATTGATGAATGTTGCAAACATTGTTGGGTTTCAGTGTAATGACAAAATTTGTGGACAAAGAATCACCGTTTGTCGAGAAATTATAATTTCCGTAGTATTCACTCTCGTTATAGATACCCGACAATCCCAATCTTCTGGTATCTGCTCTTTGAAACGCCAAAAAATTACCCCCAAAGTTCAGATTGGTTAATAATGAATCGGATTTCAGAATTTGATCTTCCTTTTCGAGAATGTTCGATACTTTGGTATTTCTAGTCAGTAAGAAATTGGTATAATTCTTATTTTTGACATCAACGATACCCGAAAGAGCGTTGTAAAACGTCAGCGTATAATCTCCTTGATAATATCTTGAAAAATTCTGAAACCTTATATCTTCCAAATTTGAGGAAAGGGGAACAGATTCACAGGATGATAATTTATCAAATAAAATAGCCACAAGATTATTTAATGAGTAATTCCAATAGATAACCACCTTCATTAGTCACCAATTGATGCATCTTTGAACCGCTCTGTAAATAAACGGTATTTACAAGCTTAACATCTCCCACTGATGTCGCATAATCATAGTTGGTGATGGATAAAGGTAATGTAAAAGTTGATATATCAGTATTGGTATAATATAAGGAAACCGTCGCTGTCAGTGTTTGACTTGTGGAGATGACAGATGGGAAGTATTCGTGTGTGTAGGTGGTCATCAGAAGAGATGAAAACACGTTGGATGCAATGTTTTGATTCTGTAGTATATCATTTTCAAAGAAATCTTCCACATTATCTCCCCAATCAATGGTTAGGTGTGTGGGAAAAATTCGTTCAGTGACTCCCGATAAAGATAATGTCAACAAGGTATGATCAACCACACCTATTGTTGAATAGGTTGTGGTTTGGTTGGTGTTTGTTGAAGACAAGGATAGGAATTTGGTGTTCATCGTTGTTTGATTTGCTTATGGTTAATCATGGAGAACGGATTCAATTTGAAATCAAATTCCTGAATGATGAATTGGTTGCCCACGGTTTTCATGAGGAATGATATGTTATATTGATCGGAGCGATTATCATAGGTGAACATTGGTTCCTCTGCCTTGATGTATGCTTCCGATCCTCCTGACACCGTGTAGAAGTTGGTCAATCCCCCTACAGAATAGATTTTTTTGATGTGTTTCGTGGTATCAATCTCATAAATTGTTGGATATATTTTGAAATCGTTACTCACCACTGGATAAGTCTCAACATCCAATCTTGCGTAATACACCTTATCTTTTTTCTTGAATCGTTTGGACACTTTTTGGTAAGGATTATCATTGAATGATGTGACATATGTGGATTTCTTGGGATTTACAAAAGCTCCATTGTCAAAAAGGATTTTTTTAGCGATTAGATTGTTATCGGTTTGGATGAATATGGTGTCTCCCACCACTTCGAATGAGGAAACACCCGATAATTCGTTATAAACAGAACTCAACAGGGTTGTTGAGAGGTAACTGAAGGTTGTTTGAAGTGATTTAACCTCTTTGGTGTATGCATTCCTAACATAGATCGTGCCATGTGACGACAACCTTGTGAAGTAATTCTCAGTTGGGGAAGATGAAAGATTGTAAACACTGGATTGCAATACCGTGGGATCGTAATAGATGGATGGGAATTGAAATTGGATATCACACAACGAATTGGTTGCCTTACCCCCATCAATCATGAATGTATTCACTTCATCAGGAACAATTTCTTGGGTTGCATTCGCAGTTAAAGTTGGATATGAAGGATCAACCAATGCTCTTTGAAGGGGGGATGAGTCGTGGATACCCCCCTCAATCAAACGGGAGTAATAGTAAGTGCCACTGAGAGGATACCCACTCAAATCGGATGAAATGGTATCGGTTACGAGAACTCCATTGCGGAAAACATTATAACCTTCCAGAATTTGACAAATTGGATAAAAATCGGGAGGATATGTGAAATTATCCGTAAATTTTCCTCCGAACAGAATGTAATGGCGGGAGAAATCGGTGGTAAATCCTCCCGTGTGTGAAGATAACCCCGATCTTGTGGTATATGGAAAGGTGGAATCATCAACCGTTGAATAATCAAAGGCATATCCTTCCCCATATTTGAAATCGTAGAAGGTATGTCCATCTAGAATGATATATTGTTTCTCTGTTTCTGGTATTACCTTGATGGTTTGCTTGAAACTCCCATCATTTTTAAACAAACCATAGAGATTGTTATAGATATCCTCCTTGGAATCCTGAATGTAACCCGATTCAAACACTTTATCCAGATATTTTGAAGGTGTCGTCTCCGTTTGGGAGATATAACCGTAATATTGGGAATCGCTTTTATTACTAATCGGTTGATTTTTGGCTTTCCCCGAAGAATCATTGCGTTTCAGGAATAAATCGTTGTTTACGAATGTTAGAATACCATCATTATTACCCCTGATATCAGGATCAGGAAAATAGTAGATGGTATTGGGTTCTAGATTATCAAAATTGAAGGAATATGAAGGTATTTCCCCATCAATCAAAATAATGGATAGCTTGTGGGGGCGAAAGAACCCCATTTCCACAGGTGTTGTGAATTCTTTTCTCTGAGTGGAAGCTGTTGTGGGATATTTCGTGTTGAAAAAGGAAGCTGCTGGATTATCAGCATCCAACATCTTACCCGAAATGAAGTCATATACAGTGGAACCCGTGGAAAGATAATAATAATTGGAAGAAATGTATTTCTCCGTTAATTTTCTCTTGTTATCCAGTAAGGAGTTCCCTTCTTTCAATTCAATCAGTGAAGCGGATACCCCAGCAAATACTTCGGGAATGAGTTCTGCATTGGTTTTGAGGAAAATATCCAGCCCATAATCCAAATCCTTGTTATCATATATCTGAACATTCGGTGTTTGATTGAAGTATTCAGGATATGTTTCATACAACTCCTCGATTTCCACCTCCAAATCGTTTTTCAGATTGGAAAAGTCATAATTGATCTTTCTGTTATCAAGATTTTCCAAATAATTTATGGTAATATCTTTGATATCCTTGGTCAATCCAAAATTTGTTCCTGAAATTCTCTTCTTGGTGATCTGAAACTTGGCTTCTTCCCGTTTTTTATTATAATATTCCGAAATTTCAATTAATTTGCGGGAATAAAACGGAATGGCAATATCAAGATCAAGGGGATCGTTGAAATCCAGCTTGGAAAGGAACTTCTGCTCCTCTAAAGTGGTGTATTCTAGATTGACATCCTGAATGAATTCCCGATACCTTTCGATGATCACGGAATTATCATCCGCAGTCTTGGTATTCTTCACAAAATTCCAAGATTTGAGATATGCCGTGTAATAATCCTGATTTTTTGAAGGATTGAAAGACACATCCATC